CAGCAGAACCGGGCACAGTCCCAATGATATTTGTTGCTTCGGCACAAGACAAAACAAACAGTTCAGGAACAGGAACAGCACAAGGTACAACAGCGGCAAACGCCGGTAAAGCATACCTTATGACATCACAAAGAGAATTAGCAGAAACATTTGGTGATCCAATATTCAAAACTGATGCGAACAATAATCCAATCAACGGTGGTGAAACAAACGAGTACGGATTACAAGCGGCTTATTCTTATTTAGGTGTTGCCAACAGAGCATACGTTGTGAGAGCAGACATTGACCTAGGTCAATTGGAAGCCACAGCAACAGCACCAGCGGCTGATCCAGAATCAGGCACATACTGGTTTGACACAGCAAACTCAAAATTTGGAATTTTCGAATGGAATGGTGCTTCTGCTTCAACAACAGGTGGACAATCATTCACAAACAAAGTACCATCAGTAATCACTGACACAGCATTTATTGACGGTAATGCTCCTAAGGCTTCATTTGGACAAGCAGGCGATTATGCTATCGTGGCAACAGATGACGCAAACGGATTATACTACAAAAAACATGACGGTTCATGGCAAGGTGTAGGATCTGCAAACTGGGTGGCTTCAAATCCAACTGTGACAGGTTCAACAGCAACAACAGGTTACACAGGTGTAATTGGTTCAGGCGCAACTTTTAACATCATCATAAACGGTCAAACAAATCAAATCACAACTTCCGGCACAACAGTAACGCAAGTTGCGGCAGATATTTCAGGCGCGGCTGTTTCAGGTTTATCAGCAAGAGCAGTTGGTGGTTTATTATCGATCTACTACAATGGTTCAGCAGATGCAGACATTCAAATCACTGATGGAACATTGGACACAGCAATTTATTTATGAATTGACAACGGAACTTACTATGTGCCAGCGTTATCAGTTGGTCCACACACTACAGTTCCAGATTTTAAAACAACAGACACAAACCCAAGACCAACAGGTTCTGTATGGGTTAAAACAACTACTCCTAACTCAGGTGCTAGTTGGTCAGTTAAAAAATTCAACGGCACAACAAAACTATGGGAAGAAATTTCAGCACCAATTTACGCAAGTAATGAATCTGCTCTATACAACTTAGACAGAACAGGTGGTGGGGCTAATCTTGCTGTAGGTGATTTATTTGTTGATTGGGAACAAGCAACAGACAGTTTAGAACAAACAATAATGAGAAGAGAAGCAACTGGTTCAACTTCAATCACAAGTTCAGTGATTGCTACTCAAGTAACATCAGGCGCGGCTTCATTCACTATTGCTGAATCAATTGTTGGTCAAGCGGCTTTAAATTCAGCAATCACTGTTAGTGTAACTCCAACAGGAGCGGCAACTGACGCAGATTTAATTGCTGGTGCTATCAACGGCGCAGGCTTTACAAACATCAAAGCAAGTGTTGACGCATCAAACAGAATAGTAATTGAGCACACAGCAGGTGGAGATTTTGTGATTGTTGACACAAACGGCATTTTAGATGATGCTGGTTTCACAGCATACAACTACTCAACAAAAACTGGTACAGCAAACTTGTACACAGACGGTTCAAACCTAAGAGCAAGTAACTGGAAGATTTTATCATACACAGCCAGTGCCACAGCGGTTACAACAACTGCGGCAGATGGTCAATTGTGGTATTCTTCAGTTGTAGATGAAATTGATATCATGTATCACAACGGTACTGACTGGAAAGGTTATTCAGCAGTAACAGGTTCTGATCCAGCAGGTCCAACAGTTTCAGCAACTGCTCCAACTGTTCAATCAGATGGCACAGTACTTGTTGAAGGTGACTTATGGATTTCAACAGCAGACTTAGAAAATTATCCAACAATTTATAAATGGAATGCTTCTACTCTAAAATGGGTTGAACTTGACAAAACAGATCAAACAACAGAAAACGGAATATTGTTTGCTGATGCTAGATGGAGTACAGCAGGTGCTAACTCAACAGCGGCAACAATCGCTGACTTATTAGCAAGTGACTACTTAGACACAGATGCTCCAGATCCAGCATTATATCCAAAAGGTATGTTGTTATGGAACACAAGACGTTCTGGTTTCAATGTTAAAAAATTCCAAAGAAACTATGTAGATGTAACAGCGAAGAACACAAGAGGTTCTGATGCTGACACTGTAATGACAAACTACTATCCACACAGATGGACAACAGAATCTGCTAACCAACCTGATGGTTCAGGATCATTTGGTAGAAAAGCACAGAGAAAAGTTGTTGTACAATCACTACAAGCAATGTTAAACTCTAACCAAGAAATTAGAGATGACGAGTCTAGATTGTTCAACTTAATGGCAACTCCAGGTTATCCAGAATTGATTGGTGAAATGATTTCATTAAACAATGACAGAGGATTATCAGCGTTCATAGTTGGTGACTCACCAATGAGATTGACTCCAGATGCAACAAGTTTACAAAATTGGGCAACCAATGTGAACCTAGCAGTTGAAGACAACGACAACGGTTTAGTTTCAACAGACGAATATTTAGGAGTGTTTTATCCATCAGGATTCACTTCAGACAACTTCGGTAACAATGTTGTAGTTCCAGCATCACACATGATGTTAAGAACTATTGCGTTAAGTGATCAAGTCAGTTTCCCATGGTTTGCTCCAGCAGGAACAAGACGTGGTGGCATTACAAATGCTTCTTCAACTGGTTACATCAACAGCGAAGGTGAATTCCAATCAACAGCATTGAATGAAGGTCAAAGAGACACATTGTACACAAACAATGTGAACCCAATCACTTTCATTACAGGTGCTGGTTTAGTAAACTACGGACAAAAAACTAGATTTGCTGGAAGTTCTGCACTAGACAGAATCAACGTTGCTAGATTAGTAATTTACTTAAGAAGCCAGTTAAACAAACTAGCAAGACCTTATGTGTTTGAACCAAATGATAAAATCACAAGAGATGAAATCAAGGCTCAAGCAGAAAGTTTATTACTTGAACTAGTTGGTAACAGAGCGATTTTTGATTTCTTGGTTGTGTGTGATGAATCAAACAACACACCTACAAGAATAGACAGAAACGAGTTGTACTTGGATATTGCTATTGAACCAGTCAAAGCAGTAGAGTTCATCTACGTACCATTAAGATTGAAAAACACTGGTGAAATAGCAGGATTATAATAGATAAATATTATAGGAGAAACAAATGAGTATATCTACACTATCAAAAATTACAGTACCTTTAGACAGTAACCAATCTGCTTCTAACCAAGGTCTGTTAATGCCAAAGTTACAGTATCGTTTTAGAGTATCACTTGAAAACTTTGGTGTATCTACACCGACTACTGAACTTACAAAACAAGTTGTAGATATTACAAGACCTAATCTAAGTTTTGAAACAACAACTATTGATGTTTACAACTCTAAAGTATATCTAGCAGGTAAACATACTTGGGAAACAGTTACATTAACTTTAAGAGAAGATGTCAGCAACAACGTACAAAAACTTGTTGGTGAACAACTTCAGAAACAATTTGATTTCTTTGAACAATCAGCGGCGGCTTCAGGTTCAGACTACAAATTCGTAACAAAAATAGAAATTACAGACGGCGCAAATGGTGCCAACACAGTGAATGTTTTAGAAACATTTGAACTGTACGGTTGCTACATTGAATCAGCAAACTACAATCAGTTAGCATATCAAACAAGTGAACCGGTTACTGTAACGTTAGCATTGAGATACGACAATGCTATCCAAACTCCACAAGGCACTGGCGTAGGAACTGCTGTGGGCAGAACTGTAAACACTTTAATTACAGGCGGCGGCGCTTAATAATCATTAGCATTTATAAATTCAGAGAAGGGGCTCAGGCCCCTTTTTTGTTATAACCAAGAAGGAGATAATCCATGAAAAAAATGTTAAAAAATAAAAAACTATGGATTGGCGTAGCGATTCTTGTAATCGTTATTGGTGTGGCATTATTAACTGGCGACTCAACACCAGTTGATGCTACTACACAAGGCTAATCTACATACAACAGTGCTTAAGGCGGCTTTATAAGTTGCCTTAAGTTTTTAATACTACCGCTTTTTCCCTTACATAAATACAGTATATGGCAAATTTACTCAAAGGTTTTTTAGATAATGTGTTTAAAGGAACACTAAATCCAAAAGGAAATCTAGCAGATTTCAGCCATGCTTCTAGGCTGTATGTTGATGACAGTTTTAGATTAGCACCCAAGCAAAAATTTTTATATCACGTTGTATTCAATATTAATCCTAAGGCTACTATCACTGATCCACCATTAAGCAATCATCAAAGAGAATTGAATATGCTGGTGAAAGCAGTAGACTTACCACAATACACCGTGGACATGATAACAGCACAACAATACAATATTAAAAGAAAAATACAAACTAAAATTTCTTACGATCCTATAAACATTACCTTTCATGATGATAACTATGGCGTAACCACAGCACTATGGGAAACATATTATAGATACTATTTCAATGACGGAAATTATGGTTCTAAAGACACTGTAGGTAATCAATCCAGCAGTACAGAAAGACCTTACAGTAAAATAGGTGGACTACACAATAGTAAAAATACAAAAAATAGATTTGGTTTAGATAA